GAGCCGAAATCAAAAGAAGGGCATTAGGAGGAAAAAACTAATGACAAGAGAAGAAATCGCAAACCTCGGCTATGAGGAGCTCGAGACCAGGAAGGCAGAAATCGCCGTTGAGACAGACGGAGCAGATGCCGAAAAGCTCGAGACCTTATCCGCCGAGCTCGACATGATCGAGGAAAGGAAACTCGCCCTCGATAAAGAGGTCGAGGAAAGAAAGAAAGCCGCCCAGGCCGTAGTTGCCGGAGCGGGAAAAACCATCGAATCAAGAAAGGAATCAACCATGACATTCGAAGAATTCAGAAATTCAAAGGCATATGTTGACGCATTCGCCAACTACATCAAGACCGGCAAAGATGAAGAGTGCAGAGCCCTCATCAAGGAGTTCAGAGCCGAGTCCGAAGACCCCGTCACATTCACGACACAGAATGTTGTAGGCGGTAATGTTCCCGTCCCGACATTCGTCGAGAACAGAGTCAAGACCGCATGGGAGAGAGATGAGATATTCAGCAGAATAACCAAGACATTCGTCAAGGGCAACCTCAAGGTCGCCGTCGAGACATCCGCAACGGGCGCAGATATCCACACAGAAGGAACACCCGCTCTCGATATGGAAAAGGTAGAGTTGGCAATCGTCAACCTCGTTCCCGTCACAATCAAGAAGTGGGTGGCATTCTCCACAGAAGTCCTCGCCATGGGATCAGAAGAGTTCCTCATGTATGTGTACGATGAGATCACATATCGTATCATACAGAAGGCGGCAGAGATGGCACTCAACGCCATTCTCAACGATGCCAACAATCTCACCGGAACAGAGGTAAGCGGAGCGGTAACAACCGCCACCATCATCCAGGCGATCGCAAACCTGGGCGGCGAGGCAAGAGACCTCGTTCTCATCGCTTCCGCACAGACCATCGCAAACATCAGAATCGCAGCCCTCAACGCCGGATATGCATATGACCCGTTCCAGGGTCTGACACCGATCACCGCTCCGGCGGGAATCCTCGATCATGGGGATGCCATCGTTGGAGACCTCTCCGGTGTCCAGGCTAACCTTCCCGAGGGTGCAAATGTCAGATTCGTCCTTGACGAGTATTCACTCGCCGAGAAAGACCTCATCAAACTCGTCGGCAGACTCTATGCCGCAATCGATGTGGTCGGTCTGAAGATGTTCGTTCACATTGGCGGCCAGGGGGAATAAATACCTCGAAGGCTAAAGCCGACACCTCGACCATGACAAAGGCCGAACTCCTCGCCTATGCGGAGGAGAACGGGGTCGAAGGTGTTTCTTCGAGGATGACCAAATCGGCGATAATTGAAACCATAGAGGCGGCCAACTAACGGCCGCCTTTAATCTGTGAGGTATTACAAATGCTTGAAAAAGTGAAACTTGCACTCCGCATCACAACGGATGCCTTCGACACGGAGCTGAATGACCTGATAGCAGCGGCACAGCTGGACATGGGTATTGCCGGGGTAGTGATCCCGTCAGAAGTCGATGCCTTAGTGACCAAGGCCGTGATCACCTACTGCAAGATGTCATTCGGCCTTCCCGAAGAATACGACAGACTGAAGAAATCATACGACGAGCAGAAGGCCCAGCTGTCGAATGCTTCGGGATACACCACTTGGGAGGTATCCCATGTATGACGGAATCGCCACTCTGAAAAAATACGGAGAGCCGACCTTCGACCGCTACGGGAACAGCATTCCAACGATAGAAGAGACCCAGGTATTCGTTCAGCCCCGGTCCGTGTATGCGTCTGAATTTTACGATGCAGCGCAGGTCGGGCTGAAGCCGTCTCTCACTCTGTATATGACAAACAGAGCTGACTATGACGGTCAGAAGGTCCTGGAGTACGAAGGCCGTGAATACACGGTCATTCGTGTAGACTGGCGGGCCCAGAGGGACGGCATCTCTCTCATATGCGAGGAGCGTGTCGATAATGGCTGATATAACCATCGGGGACGAACTTCGTAAAGTCTTGGACGAGTATTCCAAGGATCTGAAGAGTGCGGCCAACAACGCCATAGATTCAGTAGCAAAGGAGTCAGTTAAAAAGCTGAAGGCCACATCCCCGAAGCGTCCCAAAGGCGGACGTTATGCGAGAGGCTGGGGACTTCAGCGAGAGAGAACACCTCTGGGGGTCAACCTCGTCACCGTTCACAACAAGACCGACTGGCAACTGACATACTTACTTGAGAACGGCCATGTGACCAGGAACAAGTACGGCGAGTACGGCAGAACACCCGCACATCCGCACATCAAGGCGGTGGAGGAGTGGGTACAGAGCGAGCTTCCCATCGAGATCGAGAAGGAGTTGAAGAACATATGACACTTTTTGAAACACTTCAGACCATCGGGCTTCCGTGTGCATATTCGCACTTCAGAAAAGGCGATGCAACCGCTCCGCAGAATCCGCCATACCTGGTGTATTTAGGGGCAGGGCAGGACACCTTCGAAGCGGACAATACGCACTACTATCGGGAGAATCGATATCAGGTCGAGTACTACTTCACAGAAAAGAACGAAGAACTGGAAGCCCAGATCGAGGACACGCTCCTCATGAACGGCTTCCTTTATGACAAAAGCGAAGATGTCTATATCGAGAGTGAGGGCGTCTTCGTGATCTACTATCAAATTTAGCATGGAGGATTTAAATGGCTAACAAGGTAGAATTTGGTATATCGCAGCTCCATGTTTGCACATACACGGAAAGCAACGGCACAGTAACACTCGGCACACCCTACCATCAGAAGGGGGCGGTTTCATTCAGCCCCGAAGAGCAGAGTGAGCAGAACAATTTCTATGCCGACAATATCGTGTACTGGAGCGGATACTCCGGCGGAACACTCGAGGGGGATCTCGAGGTGGCCATGTTCGACGATGAGTTCAAGACTCAGTTCCTGGGCTACAAAGCTCTGACAAACGGCGGTCTTGCAAACGTCAAGAACCCCACCAAGCCGTCCGTCGCGATCTTCTTCCAGGTCGAAGGAGACAACGAGAGTCGCAGAGTTGCACTCTACAACTGCTCCCTGGGTGGAATCACAAGAGAGTACAACACCATCGAAGAATCAAAAGAGCCGACAACCGAGACTCTTCCCGTGACATGTGTCGGGGATAATGCCTCGGGCGTCACCATGGCGGTCTTTAAGGAGGGCGACACGGGATACGACACACTGTTCACCGCACCCACCGCCCCGGTGCTCGCTCCTTAAGAGCTACGGAAGGAAGGGCGGGGGAGACCTCGCCCCTTTTCTTATTAGGAGGAACATGAAATGGAAAAAACCATCAACATAGGAGACAAGAGCGTTCGCTTGAATAATAACATCGGATGGGCATTAGCCTATAGAGATCAGTTCGGGAGGGACATCATCCCTGCATTGATGCCGATGCTGGCGAGTGCGTTGGACATAATGAGCGGAATAGTCGAGGAGACGGGAAAGACAAAAGACATCCGTCCCGATGACATTCTGAAGATAGTGGACGGTGACCGTTTAACGGATGCCTTCATCCACCTGAGCGGACTTGAGTTCGCCGACTTCATCAATATCGTATGGGCCCTTGCGAAGTGTGCGGACGATGACATCCCCGAGCCGAAGGAGTGGGTGAAGGGCTTCGAGACCTTCCCCCTGGACGAGATCGTGCCAGCAGTATTTGGCTTAATAGCGAAGGGGCTGATCTCCTCAAAAAACTTCGAGAGGCTGAAGCTCATCCTCGGAAGACTTCAGCCGATGAAGAGGGAATCGATACCGACACAATCATCCTCGCAGGACTCGAACGAGGGCTGAGTATGTCAGACATCAAGGCGATGCAGATAGGTCAGATAGTGGATTTTTGTATCGCCTATAACAACAGACAGAAACAAAACGAGAAGGAGCGGAAAGGGCCCAGCAAACGCAGAGCTACACAGAAGGACATCAATGCCTTCTTTGGATAACAGAGGACTAACATGGCGGGAAACATCAAAGGAATAACCATAGAGTTCCGTGGCGATACCACGAAGCTCGACAGTGCCCTGAAAGATGTCGATAAAAAGACGAAGGACATCGATCAGGAGCTCAAACAAGTCAATAAGGATCTGAAGTTCAACCCCACATCAGTGGAGCTTTGGAGGCAGAAGCAGACCCTTCTCAACGATAAAATCCATCAGACCAAAGACCGCCTCGATGTGCTGAAGCAAGCGCAGAAGAGCATGGATGCTGAGGGCGTGGAAAAGAACTCCGCTGAGTATAGGAAGCTCCAGAGGGAGATCATCGAGACAGAATCAAAGCTCAAGACCTTTAAGGGCCAGCTGAAGGAAGTAGGGAATGCCAACTTGAAGGGCCTTTCAAATCAGTTCGACAGCATAGCCAAAAAGACCAGAGGTCTCTCCATGGCGGGAGCTGCACTCGGTGGGGCTCTTCTCGGGAACGCCTTCAATGCAGGAAAACAAGCCGACGAGATCGCCACACTTTCAAAGCAGTACGGTGTATCGACTGACGAGATCCA